CCCATGCGGCAGAGGAATCGTGTTAGCCTTCTTACGGTTTCTGAAGACGTCGTTCGACGGTTCGTCGGAAGCCGTCTCTATGGTCATAGTGACCAGGCTGTTGGACCGCAACTCGAGGTAGTCGCCCTGGCCGTCGAAAGCTGGCTGCTGGGAGCCGGCTTCCAGGAAAATGGCGCCGTTGCGGACTAGCTCCCGCTTTCCGTCGTTGGTTAGCACCAACATGTCAGTGCCGATCGGTAAATTAAAAGCCAAGTGATCTCACAATCTGCCGAAAATGCGTTCGGCTCGCTCTGGGGTGACTGTGACGTAGTAGTCCTGAAGTATGTCAGGAGTGACGTCCTCGGGTTCGATAGCGTAAAAGATGGACGCCGGATCTAGAAGGAAGCGGACGTCGGCGACGTTCTGCGCGAGCGTGCTGGTCGGGGTGACGTAGTGGGCCCGGGCTATCTCGTCGATGCTGTAACCGAAATGTTTCTTAACGGTCTTCTGGAGATAGGTGTCTATATCTCGAATGACGGGATGCTCGAAATACATATCCTTCCGCAGAAACCAGCCGTACGCCCAAAAACGCCGATGGGGGTGGCTGAGATCCTTATCATGTTGCAGCCACCTGAGGATGTATGATACGGGATTCGGATACCAAACGGGCGGGATGTCACCGGCTGGCACCCACCCCATGAACGTGTCAGCAGGTTCGGGGTCTGAGTAGATGATGGCTTCGAGTCCATCGTCGATGTCGCGAGCAGTGACCGGGCTCCGCCATGCGATGATGACGTTGTCACCGACAGCGAAGAAGGCGTAATCTAGCTCATGCCTGAAGAGGGCTGGGATTTGATCGAGGCTGAGCTTCCCGGCGCGGTTGAAACCGATGACAAGGAGCACTATGGCGGCGAGCTTAGCGAGTAGGCTAGTAGTTGGGATGCCGGATGTGTTCACATAGTTGGCCGTGAAAGTGGACCGATCGAACGGGTTGCCGCGCCACTTGGCGCCTGACTTGAATTCATAGTCGTTTTTCACGAACATAGGGGCGCGATACATCAGGCCGAGCATCTCACCTATCGGTTCACTGATGTGCTCTCTGAACCAGTCGACCATGATGTCCCTCACCTCAGGTGGGATGAGCTGGTCGTGATTCGGAAAGTCAATCATCTTATAGGAGGTGTAGGGGGCTAGGGCTCGGGCTAGATCCGCCCTTGATGTGAACTTGAACATGGACTTGCCCTTAGCCATCATAGCGTGCTCAACTCTCCTAGAGTGGGCCCTGATGGGAAGGGTGAACATGGCGGGCGATTGCGATATCTGACGGGACCTGCCTCGGAAAAAACCAGGCATAGCTGAGAATGTGTCACCGATGTTGCGATCCTGTTGAGTGAGGTGACCGTTCCAATCGTCAACCGTTCTAATCTTCGCTGGTACGGCGTGTTCTCCAACGCCCTTGATTCTATCAGGTTGGACGCGATAGCCGAGAATGTAGGCGATCAAGATCCGATAATCCGCGTACAAGGCCTCGAACTTACCATCCATCATGAGTTTCATAATCTTGGGTCCGCTTCGCTCCCACTCTTCGACCATAGCTGCCTTGAAGGGGAGATCCTTCCGAAGGAAGGGAAGGCCCGTCGAAGAATACTTATCGATAGGGATGGAGACATAGGGTCCAGCTTCGAGGAGCTCGTTAGTGACAGCTCTAGCCGTGAGAACGTCACTCATATCCATCTTTAGGGTCGCGAGGTAGCCAGCCGTACCCCTATTCCGCTCGGCTTTCGGCTTCAGCCTGTCCCTTCTGATGTTGTCAGTTTGTTCGGGCGGAACGCCCCTGGGATTCGGCATGATAGTGGTCAAGTTCTGGAGGGCTTGGAAGCCATCTGGAATGCCGGGTGCCCGCATGGCCCCGTGTTCGTAGAGATCCGAAGCGGGGAACTCTTCGTTCAGACCGGTCGAAAGATCCATCAGCAGTGACTGCCACTTAGGGGACAACTGCTTGATGCCAGGGAGGAGGTTGAGAGGTGCTGGAAAGTTCTTCCTCGTGATGTAGCGGCCCAGGTTCTCTGGTGGCTCATCCTTAATAATACGGGTGTATTGGTCGTACTGCTCGATCGTTTCTTTCTTCAAAGGGGCCTCCTCAGCTCCTGCATTATGGCCTCGACACGAGCGTCGACCGCCATAACGGGGAGCACCTTAACGTTGTTGAATACGGCCTGCAGCCTCTTCAGCTTTTCGGGCCCCGACTTGGTGTATTCTGAGAGTGCCTCGTCTCTTTCAGAGGCTTTGTCTGGGATGACGTCAAGAAAGAAGATGGCCTTCGCATTGAAGATGATGCGGGGGTAGGCATCCAGACCGGGCCAGACGGACCGATCATGGGGAAAGAGAAGGGTATCCGGATGAGCGGCGACGACTTCGTTCGATAAGAAGGACCCTATCAAATGGATCGTCTCCAGAAAACGCCACGACACCCAGGCAGCGGATTCCCAGCTCGGGTTACGCCACGGTTTCTTCGTCCTGAGCGTGGTGTTACGCCACTTGACCTCCGGATCGATAGCCTTGACGCCCTTTGACATCAAGGCGTTGATGGTCGTTGACTTCCCGGCGGTGGCAACTCCAGTGATGATGATCTTGTTAAGCATGGTGACCTCCTCGAGATGGATGGGTAACGGATTCTGAATAGACAACGACCTCGTCCCAGGTGGTGTAGGCGAGATCCATGTCGTAAGACCGACCAAATTTGGCCGTCTCCACGACGCGTGGTAACTCCCACGAATTGAGTAAAACTCTGTAGGTGATGACCTTCGCCACCTCATCACCAAACGTCCTGGTGAGCGTCGACCTCCTAATAAACCGATCAGCTGAGACCAGCAAACCGGTCTCTTCCAGAGTTTCGCGCACCGCCGCTTGAACAGGGGACTCGCCCCGATCCACCTTACCTCCTGGTGATTCGAGGGCGAGACGCAGACGATGCCACATGGTGAACCTCGCCCTCCGGTCGTGGTTGACGAGGTGGACGCGTACGGCGACAAAAGATCCGAAGTCAGGCCTGAACGGATCCTTCTCTTCGCAAGGGAAAACACTCATAACGACATTCTCCTCTATCATGATCAACATATTGCCTCCTATTCGCCACCTGCGATGATTGCCTCGATAATAGCTAGCGATCGACGATACATCGCCGACCTACGGTTAATGAGGTCGTAAACGCGATCAGCCGAGATATCGAACTCTGAGCCGATGACATCGATAGACGTACCGCTCCTCCAGATAGCGAGGATACCGAACTCATCGGCAAACGAAACGACAGAGCCGTCCCGCCTGGTGAGTCGTTTAGTCACTTTGATAGTGCCCGCCTCAAAATGGGAGATGAGCCTTAGCCCAGCGAGGACAACACGATCAATGAAGGCCTCCTCCTGCCGGACGCGCTGATCTGAGCCCAGGCGCCTAACCGGCTTAGGAATGTACCGGTAATCGACGGACGCGGCTGGTACCGTCTGTGGTGCTGGCTGCACTTCACGAATCACTTCCCTCTCGACGATCTTATCGACGTAAACCACCCTCTCAACGTCGCGGTAGACGATCCGATCGACTGGCTTATCGACGTAGACGATCTTCGGGACGATCTTTTCCACGACCCTGTCTACGTATTGGGGCTGGAAGATGATCCTATCGACTTGCTTGTGCTTAACCACGATCCGCTCTTTTTCCTTAACGACGACACGCTCTTGAATGATGGGCAGATTACCTGCGATCATACATCTATACATCGCTAGAGCCGCAGTCGCCCCCGAATGGACCTCTGCGGTGGTGTACTTACGCAGGAGCTGGCTAACTGCTTCTAAGCAGTCAACGCAGAAAGGCTTGTCAGAGAGGTACCCTGACGCGTCGCTCATAGTGAGGGACGGATCCTTCATATAACGGTGAAGGTCGACGACGCACCTCTTAACCTTGAAGGGGGCTAGGTGCAGAACGTGGGTCATGCCATCACCGCTCTGAGCCTGGAGAACGGCGTCGAGGGTAATGTACGTGTAATTAAACACGGACATGAGGCTGGGGCCTACCCACTTCGCATGCATATAAGCAGCGCCAGAGAAAGCGACCAAAACATCGCCCTCGCGCATAGGCATGTTCCTGACTATCTCAGTGAGCATGGCACAGGAAACAAAATCGGACACGGTGATACCAGCAGGGGTGAGCAGATCTACTATCATGTTGCCTCCAAATCTAGCCTAGCTAGATGGTGATTGTTCGGCCGCCCTAGGCGGCTCGTTCCCAGACGCCAGCACCTTCAAGGATCCAGTCAACGAGATGTTGAACATGGGACGACGGTAACATGCATCATCCGGTCCATCGTGTACATCTGGATCGGATCGATAGTGGAGCTGATAAGTCGTAGCTTTAACATAGGAACCTCCATGCCCTAAACACCATTTACCATGCAGGACTATCCTACATGGAGGAGCGCCGTCCTAGACAGCGGGTGAGAGTACCTGGAAAATGGGCAAGTATTTT